TATGCTATCCCCGTAGACATCTCTTTTTGTTTCACTCTTTTCATAAATAAGATTTTCTATAAATTTATAAATTTTTATTCCTTTCTTATTACAATGTATTTTTAGTACTCTGTGAGCCTCAGGGGAAATTTTTATATTTTTAATGTCTTTCATATATTTTATAAGTATGAAAAAAATAAGAAATTTTTCATACTTTATCGATAATGATAGTGTTAGAGTAATTTTTTTGTCGTTTTATAAACTATTTATATAAAAAATAAAATAAAAAACAAAGTTTTAACATGGCGACATCGAACAGAGTATTCGTATCACCTGGTGTTTATACATCAGAAAGAGATTTAACATTTGTTGCGCAAAGTGTGGGTGTAACAACATTAGGTATTGTAGGGGAAACCTTACGTGGTCCAGCCTTTGAACCTATATTTATAAGCAATTTTGACGAATTCACAGCATATTTTGGAGGAACAAATCCTGCAAAATTCACAAACACACAGATTCCTAAATATGAAGCGGCTTATATAGCCAAAGCGTATTTACAGCAATCTAATCAACTTTTCGTTACTAGAGTATTAGGATTATCTGGTTATGATGCTGGACCATCTTGGTCAATCAGTACTGTAGGTAATCTTTCAGGATCTTCAATTACTATTGATACCCTTAGTAATATAAGTTTTGCATTTAGTGGTAACTCAGAAGACACTAGTAAAACAACAATTACCGGCGTAGCTTCATTACCTTCATTTTTACAAGGAATTTTTTATGACAAGTTTACTAAATCTAATGGAGACACTTCAACTTTAAATGATGAGTTCATAACTCAAATAAATAAAGAAATTGTAGATCCCGGTGGTGATGGACAAGGTAAAACGGCATATTTGTTCGGTACATTGACAGCACAAACTTTGAATAGTTTGACTGCCAGTACTACTGGTACTACTAACGTATTTAACGTTCCTACTTTAGACACTACTAATGCTAATTTCAATAGTAGATCAAATGATACTTGGTATTACGCTAACTTTAGAGAGTCAAGTAACAACTATGATGGCATATCATTTGGATTTACAATCACATCATTAGTGGCTTCTGGTGGCGATAATGATTATAATGGTTCGGCATCACTATACTTTAACACTTGGGATGGTAAACCTATTGATGAATATCATGATGTTGTTGTGGCAACTTTAAGGTCTAGAGGTATTGGAACATATGGTTCAGATAACGGTCCAGTATATGAAGTTAGTGGTGTAACTGATGTTATATTACAAACAGATGGATCATATTCAGGAATAACATCTAATCCATTCAACACTTTCGCGGTTTCTGGTGTCACTAAAGAGTCTAAAACGTTTAGTTTTGATACATCATTTAGTAATAGTTCAGTTAATTCAATAGGTAAAGTGTTCGGAAGAAGTAACTTTGGAAAATCTAGAACTGATGTTCCGTTGTTCTTAGAAGAAGAATATACCAATCTATTAACAAGAGGGTTCAGAGAAGGAAAAATTAGAGGTTTAAATACGTATCTTAAGGGATTCGAAGGTGCAAGAAGTAATGAAACGGATAGTTTAGGTTGGTACCTAGATCAATATCAGACACCAAAGACCCCATATGTAGTTTCAGAATTACGTGGTAGTAATGTATTTGATCTCTTTAGATTTGTTTTGATCTCAGATGGTAATGCTGGTAACAGAGAAGTTAAAGTATCTTTAGCAAATATGTCATTTGCTAATTTAACATTTGACATCATCGTAAGAGATTTTTATGATACCGATAACAACCCAGTAGTGTTAGAGAAGTTTACAAACTGCTCAATGGATATTAATCTAAATAACTACGCAGGTAAAAAGGTTGGTACATCAAATGGTGAGTTTGAATTGAACTCAAAATATATTATGTTAGAAATTTCTGAGGAGGCACCTGACGATGCACTACCTTGTGGATTTAGAGGATACAATACTCGTTCATATGGTGATCACAAATCACCGGGGTTGATATATAAGACTAAATATTTAGAACCAGGTGAACAAGTTTATGATCCACCTTTTGCTAGTCCTGTAATTAGTAATGGTGATAAAGTTAGAAGAACTTACTTAGGTGTTTCTACAACAGTAGGTATAGACTCTGATTTCTTGTCATACAAAGGTAAACAAAATAGTGGTGATTTGGGTGATGATTTGACAGCACCTGATTGGGCATACCTAACAAAAGGTTTCCACATGGATTCTGGAGCAACTGTTGTTTTAATACCTAATAGTTATCCACTATCCGGTGAATCACAATTCGAAGTAGGTTCAGCGTCATTTACTTCTGACCCAACAAGTGATACCAATCCATACTATAGATTAAATGCTAGGAAGTTCACATTAGTACCTAGTGGTGGTTTTGATGGATGGGACATATATAGAGAGTATAGAACAAATGGGGATCGATTTATATTAGGTTCTGCTGGTTTCTTACAGGGTGCTGCAAGTTCACCTACTTATCCTACTGCTGAAGGGTGGGGAGCGTTCAAACCATTTACTGGACCTAATAAAGAAAGATGGGCGAATACTGACTTTTACGCATATCTATGGGGTCAAACTACTTTTGCGAATCCAGAAAGTGTTAATATAAATGTATTCACAACAACCGGTATCGATTATGTGAACAATTCTAACCTTGTTGAAGAAGCTATTGAAATGGTTGAACAGGATAGGGCAGACTCGATTTATATCTGTACAACACCAGACTATAACATGTTTGTACCGAATACAAATGATTTTAATACTCAATTCATATATCCTGAAGAAGCGGTTGATAACCTAGAAGAAACTGACATTGATTCTAACTATACTGCTACTTACTATCCTTGGATTCTCGTTAGAGACTCTGCAAATAATACACAAATTTACATTCCACCTACTGCAGAGGTTGTTAGAAATTTAGCTTTAACAGATAATATTGCTTTCCCATGGTTTGCATCCGCTGGTTATACTAGAGGTTTAATAAATTCTGTCAAAGCAAGAAAGAAATTAACTCAGGAAGACAGAGATGTACTTTATAAAGGTAGACTTAATCCGATAGCAACTTTCTCTGATGTTGGTACTGTGATTTGGGGTAATAAAACTCTACAGGTTAAAGAGTCCGCATTAGATAGAATAAATGTCAGAAGATTACTTTTACAAGCTAGAAAATTAATTTCAGCGGTTGCAGTGAGACTTTTATTCGAACAAAATGATGATCAAGTTAGACAACAATTCTTGGACTCAGTAAATCCAATTTTAGACGGTATAAGAAGAGATAGAGGTTTAACAGACTTTAGAGTAGTTGTTTCTAACACTCCAGAAGACTTAGACTCGAACACATTAACAGGTAAAATTTACTTAAAACCTACAAGAGCACTTGAATTCATTGATATTGAATTCTTGATAACACCAACAGGTGCATCTTTTGAAGATGTATAATACTTATTAAATGAGGGGGTAACACCCCTCATTTATAGCCTTATAAATAATTATATAATTAGAAAAATGAAATTTAAGAAAAAAACAATTAAAGAATCTTTGAATATTGAAAAAAAAGAAATTGATGTGTATTCAAAAAAACCACAGAATATAATTTTATCTGAGGGTCAATTCGAAAGATTAATAGGTAATTTAACTAAATAAATTGTCTTCTATCATCAAATTTAAAAAATTAAAAGAAGGTATTTCCGAAGAGGGATCTCCCGATTTAAAATACTATGCCTTTGATTGGGATGATAATGTTGCAATTATGCCTACACAAATTATATTATCGTCTAAGGACGGTGATGAAGTTGGTATGTCTACAGAAGACTTTGCTGACTATAGATCTATGATAGGAAGCGAGGAGTTTGATTATAAAGGAGAAACAATTGTTGGTTATTCTCAAAACCCGTTTAGAAATTTCAGGGTTGAGGGTGATAAACAGTTTATAGTTGATAGTCTTTTAGCTAAACCCGGCCCTTCATGGAATGATTTCGTGGAGTGTATAAATGGAGGTTCTATTTTTTCTATTATAACTGCTCGAGGTCACACACCATCGGTATTACGTGAATCAATATTCAATATGATAGTTAATAATCATAATGGTATCAGTTACGATACTCTTCTTATGAATCTAAAAAAATATCGTGAAATTTCTGGTGAAAGAGTAAATGATGTGGATTTAATTAATTATTATCTAGATTTATGTAGATATTATCCAGTCACATACGGAGAAGGTAGTGCGGCAAATCCGGAAGAAGGTAAGATAAAAGCTTTAAGAGAATTTATCGTATATGTTAAAAAGTTAAGTAATGATTTAGGTAAAAGAGCTTATTTTAAGAATGACGTAAAGAATAACTTTATACCATTTATAGGTTTTTCTGATGATGATCCAGCAAATATAGATAAGCTTAAGAGCTTTGTAGATAAAGAATATCCTGATGAAGTTAATATGTACTTAACTAAAGGAGGAGAAAAAGTAAAAGTAGATTAATAGTTAAATTATATATAAGATATATATTAAACCATAAATAAAAGTAAATAGAAAAATTTCCTAATTCGAAATATTTATAATTAAATAAACAAAACAAAAGAAAAAACTAATGGCCGATTTATTAATGAAAATGCCGATACCGTATGAACCAAAAAGGAAAAATCGGTTTATCATGTCTTTCCCTTCATCACTTGGGATTAATTCATGGTACGTAGAATCAACAAGTAGACCAAATATCTCAATTCAACCTACAGAAATTCCTTTTTTGAATACTTCAACATACGTTGCTGGAAGATTCAATTGGAACACTATAAACGTAACTTTTAGAGATCCTATCGGACCTTCAGCTTCACAAGCATTAATGGAGTGGGTTAGGTTACATGCTGAATCAGTAACTGGTAGAATGGGTTATGCGGCTGGTTATAAAAAAGATATTGATCTAGAAATGTTGGATCCAACTGGGGTAGTTGTAGAAAAGTGGATTTTGCAAGGTACATTTCTTACCGATGTAAACTTTGATAGTCTAGGTTATTCTGATGATGCGTTAGCTTCTATTACCGCTACACTCAGACCAGACAGATGTATATTAGTTTACTAAAACTATTTATATTTTATAAAAAATTATATATATTAACCATAGGGTCAAATCCCTATGGTTTTTTTTATGGATGAATCAAAAAAATACGGACAAGAAAATTTTAGTCTACCTCATGATGTTTTAAATTTACCATCTGGGGGTAAATTTTACACTAATAAAAAAAAATCTATCAAGGTAGGTTACTTGACTGCTCAAGATGAAAACTTACTTTTATCTTCAAATGTTAATGATAATCTTGTAAATTTATTATTGAGTAATAAGATTTATGAACCTGATATGAGACCACATCAACTATTAGAAGGTGATGCTGAAGCGGTATTAGTATTTTTGAGAAACACATCTTTTGGTCCAGAATATAATTTTAAACTTAAGGATCCTAAATCGGGTAAAGATTTTGAACATTCAGTTAGGTTAGATGAATTGAACGTTAAATCGGCAATAATTGAACCAAATGAAAAAGGTTTATTTGATCTTAATTTACCTAAATCAAATGTAAATGTTGAATGTAAATTGTTGACAATGGGAGATGTTGATGAGTTAAGAGACATCGAAAAAAAATATCCTGATGGTATGACAGTACCTATAGTAACCAATAGACTTAATAAACAAATAGTGTCAGTTAATGGAAATAGTGATAATGAGTCTATCACAAAATTTGTTAATAACTTACCAATTATGGATTCAAAATTTATTAGAAATACTCTAAAAGATTGTGAACCAAGACTTGATTTAGATCAAGTAGTAATCGCCCCGTCAGGAGAAAAAGTGAATGTTAAGATCACTTTTGGGGTGGAGTTTTTTCGGCCTTTCTTCTGAATATAGACAAGTATTGCTTGATGAGTTTTATCATTTGACTAAGAATGTTGGTTTTTCTTATAGCGATATTTTAGTTATGCCAACTTTCGAAAGAAAATATTTTATAGATAAGTTAGTTAAAGAGGTGGAAAAGAAAAATGAAATGTTGAGTAAAAAAGGTAACTAAATATTTATAGAATAAATATCTATGTTTTTTCAAGGTAAAAGTGGGTCTGGTGAATTTGCAAATAACATGCAAGAAGCTGCAAGTAGTATACAACTTGCAGACCTTTCACTTGGACAAATCAAAGAAAAGTTAAAGTCAGGATTTAGTCCTTTTGCTATTGTTGATAGGATTGCCGCATTAAACGAACAGACTGCAAATGCTGTCAGAACAAGTCTAGGTCAAGGTAGAGAAATAACTGAGATGATGCAAGTTAACTTCGCAAATGCAACTCAGAAAACACTCGAATTTGGTATTGGTCAAAAAGAAAATTTAGATTTGTTTCAAAAGATAAATCAAGAACTTCGAGTTAATACACTTCTAACTTCTGATCAAATTACAAGTTTAAACATTTTGACAAAAAATGCTGGTCTTACTCAAGATGCTATGGCAAAAATTGTTGAAGGTTTTGATACTATAGGTATAGGTGTGTCCAGTGCAATTGGTGAAGTTTCAGATATCGAAAGAATGTCTAGAAGTTATGGTGTTAGTGTAAATCAATTACTAACTACAGTATCAGACAAATTAAGTGTTATAAATAGTTATGGTTTTCAAGATGGTGTAAGGGGATTTTCAAGAATGGTTGCAAAGGCACAAATGTTGAGGATGGATATTGATTCAACATTGTCAACAACAAGAGAATTATTAGATCCGAATAAGGCGATTGAGTTTTCAACCGCTATGCAACAATTAGGTATTAACGCTGGTGGACTTACAGATGTATTCAGAGTTATGTATAATGCTCAAAGTGATACCGAACAATTCCAAGATGATATTCAAACTGCTTTAGCTTCTCTAACAATGTTCAATGAAGAAACCGGACAAATTACTATAAATCCTGAACAAAGAAGACAACTTATAGAATTTGCACCGAAAGTAGGTATGGCTGTTGATGACGCTATGAATGCCGCTATAAGATCGAGAAAAAGATTTGAAACATTTAATATTTTAGATGGATTTGCAGAATTAAATGAAGAAGAAAAGGAATTTTTAGCAAACGTAGGTCAGTTGAATAAAGGTAAATTTGAAGTTGTAGTGGATGATCAAGCCTTTGACATTCAAAATATTTTAAATATGGATAGTGAACAGAGAGGTGCGTTTATGGATAGGTTAAGAGGACAATTAGACGAAGCTAACATGTCAGATAGAGATATAGCAGAACGACAACTAGGTGTTTTAGAAAGTATTGATTCTGAACTTAAAAAACAATTATTTAGACCAACATCTGCGGCTATCAATAGTGATGTATTCATGGATGGATTTGAAGGATTGGCAGGACAATATGAAAATTCTATAAATAATATTGGTGAAACTGTAACACAATTTATAGAAAATGATCTCGAAGGTACCATTAGTAATTTATCAAGATATCTTGGAATACAGATGGATGTTGCACAAGAATTTCTAAATAATTTAGACACAAGTAATCTGACAAGTTTTATAGAGGCGACTGAGGAGTCTTTAGATGAACTTACAGGTGCGGTTGATGACGCCACCGAAGCTTTGATAAGGTATGAAAGACAACAAGGATTCGTCTATGAAAGACAAAGTGAACCACCTACCCCCATGGCTGAAGGGGGCGTAGTAACACAAGCGGTAAATGCTATTGTAGGTGAAGCAGGTCCAGAAGCTATTATTCCTTTGGATAGACTAGAACAAATTATGACAACATCTACAAGTACACCAACACCAGTTACGGTTGATGTAAATGCTAGATTTTCGGTAGATGTTAACGGAATAGAAGTTAATAGTCAGCTTACTGATGATCAAATACAAACAATTGGTATGGCAGCAGTGAATAATCCACAAATAATGGCAAAAATAGTAGGAGAAGTTAGTGGTACCGGTACAAGGTATGGTATGGGTATTAATAACCCTATGGTAAATGACGCATAAATGAACCTTGAATCTATTTATAATAAAATAGATTAAATGGAAAGTCCTTTATCTTTTGATTCTACTGATAATTTCAGAAAGAAACTGATTACCCGTAATTTAAAACCGTTTCGTGACGATGGTTTTAATGATGGTAGTAGACCCGGTACCGGTGATCTAATATTGGATGATTTATCTGTAATTGATAGTATACAAGTCGAAGAAATTGGATTAGAAGAGGGTAACAAACTCGTAATAAATAATCTTTATGGTCCTGATACTGAAAATGGTGAACTTTCTGATCCGATAGATGTTAACACATTTTTAACTTTTGGTTTAGACTTAAGTAAAAGAAGAAGAAACCCCTATTTCGGATTTGTTGCGTCTAATTATTCAATTTTTTCATTGGTATTCCAAGATAATCCACAAGGAAATAATGGATCTCTTTCTGACGATTCCGATCTGGCAAGGATAAGTGCTAATTATTTAAAAAATGAAATTCAATATCGAGTAGGACAAGAACTGAGAAATGAAACAATAGGTAGGGTAAATGTTTTAGATCCCAATAATGATGTTTTTGATATATTAAGTATTGCTACCGGTAATAGAGATATCATAGAAAAAAACTGGAATATATCTCAACCTGATAGTTTGATAGGTAAAGGATTAGACTTTGTAAGTAGAGTGACTGGGGTTTATTCTCCATATTCATGGATACAAGGTGACATCTTTAATTATCCTGAAAGAAAATCATTAATAGGTCAATTAGTACAAGGTGTTGGTAATTTATTTTCTCAGAGAGGTGCGGAAGAAAAGGATTTATCTGTTTACAGAAATAAAATTTTATTGGATAGTACAGGTAGAGGGTCTAAATCAGTATTATTTGATAATATATCATTTAATAAATTTGTCCCGTATTATAATACCGAAAGGGGTTCGAATATTGGATTAAGAAAACCTAATTCTAATTTTTATGTCGGGGATGAAAACAGTGATCCTAGAAATACAATAGCCCCACCAAATGAATTACCTGTTAATGAAGAGGGTAAAAAAGTTCAGACGGCAGTAAGAGGGTATGGGGTTATGGGTGATCTATATGAAGGTAATGAAGGGCAACTACTGTTTGGACTAAATGGACAAGCAAGTTACGATGGTGGTGGAAATACAGGAGGATTTTCTTGGGTTGGGCAACAATTCAAAGAACAACAAGGTCGAAATATAGGTATAGGGGGACAACCCACCGGAGGTGAAAATAACAGTCCAATTGGTTTAGGATATAGTGAATCTACAAACTTTACATTTAAATCTGGATCTATTTTGGACGATACTCAAAAGTTAATTGATGCCGCTGACCAACTCCAAGGTATAAACAGACTGAGACACGTAGGGAATGCAATAGATCAAGTATCAAAAGTCTTTAATGATGGTACAAGGGAAATGACAAAAGGTTCTATGGTTATTAGATATGAAGATGAAAATAATATTCCAAAAGGTTATGAATATTGTAGAGTTTTTACAAAGGACACTCCATTTACCGTTATGGGTGACTTACAGAAAACTGATGGTAATATAAGAAAATTTACAAGTTCAGTATTCAATAAGACATACGATTTAAGTATAACACCATATAAAAACGAAGACGTTAAAAAGTACATGTTTTCATTAGAAAACTTATCTTGGAGAACGTCAACTAAAAAAGGTTTCACATATCAAGATTTGGCTAGATGCGAAAGAGGTCCTAATGGTGGTAGAATTATGTGGTTTCCACCTTATGATATGAGTGTATCTGAAACTATATCTGCCAATTGGAATGATAATTATTTTATTGGAAGACCTGAACCTATTTACACATATAATAATACCACTAGACAAGGTAACTTGAGTTGGAAAATAATTGTTGACCATCCTTCCGTTCTTAATGCTATTGCAGATAAAGAATTGGAAAATAATGATGAGATAAATAAAATTGTAGATTCATTTTTTGCAGGATGTAGAAAATACGATCTATATGAATTAGCTCTTAGATTTCCAGAATTTTCATATAGTGATTTATATGAGATAATTAAAACTACAAATGTAATACCACAATTTGAGACAATAGTAGAAACTACATTAAATACCACCTATCCTGATGAACCTGATGAACCATCATATGTACCGCCACAACCGATCATAAAAAAACAAGATTACGAATACGGTTTTTATTTTCATAATGATGTACCTGGACCTAATAATAGTACAAGTACAACTTCGAGTACAAATTATTTCAGTGATTATAATAGTTATTTAGGGTTAAAAAATACTTATGCAACACAATCTTCTACAGGTCAAACACAACCTGTAAATACATTCTTTGTACAAGATGTTGAACCAATTTTAAATAAAACTTCTGAATTGGTTAAAAAATTAAGAGAATCTTTAGAAAAAGGTGCTGAGGTAAGTATGGTTATGGCAGGGTCTGCGTCGTCACCTAATAGTAGTGAATATAATTTGGCATTATCTAAAAGAAGAGTTGATAGTGTTAAAAAATACTTATTAAGTTTACAAGGAGGAGGAGGAAAACCATTACAAGATTATGTCGACTCAGGTAAACTAACAATAAAAGAAGAGACTTTTGGTGAAGATGTTAATATAACAACAGAAGCTGGATTATCTGTAAATTGTACAGAACCATTAACGGGTAGTGATAAAACATTTTCAGTGATGGCTATGGCTTGTCGTAGAGTTAATATATCTGACATAGTTGAAACATATACTGAAGAACCAGACATTGAAGATTGGGAAGATGAAGAAGAACCAATACCGATTATAACTACAGGTCAAACAGAGATAACCATACCAAAACCACCTAAATATGAAACGACAACCGAAGTTGAAAGAACAAAAGAAGTTGCAAAAAAAGTAGTTAGAAAACTTTTAAATGAGTGTAATTACTTTGAAAGATTAGCAGAGGACTCTCCTTTAGTTTATGACGGGATAAAAGATAAAATTAAACATTTTAACCCTGCTTTCCATTCAATGACACCTGAAGGATTAAATACTAGACTGACATTCTTACAACAGTGTATGAGACCAGGAGAAACAATTCCAACAATTGCGGATGATGGAAGTGTTAAAGAAAATGTAGATGTATCTAATACCACATTTGGAGCTCCACCAATATGTGTTTTAAGGGTAGGTGACTTCTTTAATACTAAAATTGTAATTAATAGTATTAGTATTAATTATGAGCCAATGACATTTGATTTAAACCCTGAAGGTATTGGTATTCAACCAATGTTCGCTAATATTCAAATGTCATTTAATTTTATCGGTGGACACGGTTTACAAGAGCCAGTTGCTAGATTACAAAATGCATTATCATTTAATTATTATGCAAATACAGAAATGTATGATGATAGATCAGATGTGACAGCAGTTGAGGATTCAGAAACCTTAAACGCTAAAGTTTGGGAAGCAATTGAAAACCAAACACCATTTGGATTGAACGACAGACCTAAAGATTTAATATCACAAGAAGCTGGAGACACTATTGGTGAAATTTTGACAACAGATATATCAATTATGGACGAAAATAGTTCTAATCCTGGAGAAGAAAGACTCGTAGGAAGTATAGATTATAAAAATGTTGTAAATGATTTATTGAATAATGTGACTGAGTATAGTAACTCAATAAATAGCTCTTTAGAGAAAGTAGTTAATCAATACTCAATCAGTGGTGTAAAAATGATGTCTAAGGATCGGAAATTTACTGAGGGTAAAATTACAGGATACTTTGAAGGTTCATCATCAACCACAAACATTTATGGATTACCATTTGACATTCAAAGTAAAAGTGACCTTATAATAAATGAATTGTTGAATGATGTTGATGAAGAAACATCTCCAATGTTAAAATCGTTCGATTCCGAGGATTTTACTTTTTCGGATAAAAGGTACTATAAAAAGAACTTGAAAAAAGTAATTGAATCTAGAAGATCGACATGGGCCTCATTAATGAATAGTTCGATCGATGATATTAAAAATAGTCAACAAAATCTAGTAAATATCATTGATAAATTAAATTTAGTTTTGTCTAATACTGATGGTTTTAGACTTAAATCTGGAAGGAATATACTTTACACCTTAGATAATAATGATGTAAATTCAACATTAAATACAGACTTATTAACGGTAGGTACTGACTTATTAGATTTTTATAATAA